GCAGCACCTGGAGTGCACGGGAGCGGACATGCTGCTGGGCCAGTTCCTGGCCGGTCATGACATGCCCATCAGCGGTGCGCTGGCGGGCTGCATGCTCATTGAAGAACTCGGCGGTGATCTCCTGGCGCTGGCGCGCGGATAGTGTCGGCCGGCGCCGTTCGACAGTCATCAACCGCTCGAGCTCGCCGGCATACTGGTCCGGGTCGCGGTCCGGGTCATAGATCCGCTCGGCCGCCGAACGAAGCTCCTCCATCCGCGAGGGATGGATACCGCCGGTGGTCACCTGCTCGGACTTGACCGCGTCGAGCAGCTGTCCGTAGCGCGCGACCATTCGCGCAGCCTTGTCGTTGAACCGGCGCCCGCCCTTGAGGTCGTCGTCGAACTCCATCGTGTAGACGCCGTTGTGGCTGACTACGGTGAGCGAGCGCGCACCACCGATCAGCCCGGTGTAGATGTCCTCGGTGGTGGGCCCCCCAAAAGTGCGGGTGCGCACGTACTCGCCACCCTTGAGCTTGGCGAGGTTCTTGAGGTTGAACGGCAGATAGTGATCATCGGCGTAGCCCACGGCTTGCACAGATGCCTTGCCGGTCTTATCGATGATGATGCCCTCGGAGGGCGGGATGGTTCCCGACTTGCGCTGCAGCGTGTTCAGGTCGGCGCGCGGCAGGCGCGCCCGGAAGTAGCTGAGCAGGCCGCCCGCTCGCCAGTTCGCCTGATCGTCGTAGGTGCCGTGGATGAGCGCCTCGCGCTTGTCCGGGCCCCGGAAGCTGGAGATGGCATTGCGCAACCGCTCGTCGATCGTCTTGCGCTCGGTGCCCCGGTAGCGGTACGCCGCGCGGTCGGCCGCCGGGCCGATGACCTTCTGCGCCTCTGGGCCGAGCTCGCCCGCCAGCTTTGCCGAGGACAGCGCCAGCTTGAGCTTGGCCGGCGCCTTGTCGCCCAGGCTCGTGTTGATCGCATCGGCCAGTGCGCCGGTGCGCCGCAGCGCGCGGGCGCCGGGCGTGTACTGCTCCTCGGGCGTGGTGCGGGTCAGCTCGTCGGCCATCGAGCCCGCCTGGTTCACATCCCAGGTGTCGGTGCTGAGCAGGCCGCCCTCGCCGAGGGCATCGCCGAAGCGGCGCTTCACGCCAGCACCTGTCAGATCGCTCGAGGGCAGCACCGAGATCTGCGCGCTGACCAACTTGCGTCGCGGATCGATACCGGGCGCTTCGACACCCTGGTGACGAGTTTTGACCTTGAGCTTGCCATCGCCTGGGTAGGAGATGACGTCCGGTGGCCCGCTCGAATAGTTCAGATGAAGCGCAGCGGTGGTCGGGCCGAGACCCTGGTAGCGATCGATGAGGTCCTGGACCTCCTTATAGCCGCGCTGGTACTGCGCGCGTTGCCGGTTCGTCAGGCTGCGTCCAAGCGGGGTATCGATCTTCGGAATGCCGAGCACATCAGCCTCAGCATCGGACAACGGCTTCTCGCCCTGCATATGCAGAACGTCCTTGTGCTCCTGGACGAACTTTCCGGTGAGCAGATCACGACGCTGCTGACGCGCATGATCAGCTCGCCACTGCGCCAATTGCGCCTGCGACATCGAGGCACGGTCCTGCAGACGCTGCTTGAGGGGGGGCAAGTAGTGCGTCGGGTAGGTGAAAGCCTCGTCGCCGAAAGAAGCCTTGGAGACTAGATCGAGCATCTCCAGCGCCTCGAAGGCCGCCCTCGGATCGCCACCGCTGCGCGCCTGCCCGACCGCGGTGGCGACCAGTCCCTTGCCGATCTCGGTGATCTGGTGCTCGGCGTGCGCGCGGACAGCCTTGCTGATCTCGTGCCCGTGCACGACCAGCTCATGGCTGAGCATCTCGCCGAGCAGGACCGTCGACAGCATCCGTGCCTCGTCGTACGAGTCGCACTTCATGATCGCGGTGAAGACCGCGTCGGCCACCGGCTGGTTGAACCCCGCGGATGCGGTCTTGCGCACGAGTGAGGCGGTCACTTCGCACCTGCCTTCGCCTTGGGCTTGGGCTTGGGCTTGGCCCGCGTGGCCGTCTTGGCCCCCGGCTTGGATGGGGGCCGACTCGACCCAGCCGCACGACCAGGGGGTGCCGCAGGCTGGGTCGAGCCGGGCTTGATCATCTCAGCGCGCTGCGTGGCATTGCCCATCGCCTGCGACTGCAGCTGCAGCTCGCCCTCCTGGGCCTGCTGGCCGATCTGCAGGGCCTGCAGACGCTGGCTGGCCGAGGCGATGATGCGCGCCTGGCGCTGCTGCTGCTCGGCCAGCTTCTCCTGCTCCTTGTCCATCTCAGGCAGGTCGGCGGCCGAGCGGCCGAACTTCTCGAGCTTCGGGTCCGGGCAGACGGGCATGCCGAGTCCGGCCATCTGGACGAGGAAGGCACCCAGTTGGGCAAGGTCCGGCGCATCGACCTGGGAGGGCACGAACTTCGGCAGTTCGTTCGGCTTCATCCCGTTGGCCAGGAACAGCGCCGGAAGCAGTTGGCGGTTTAGCTCGTCGGCGACCGCCTGAGCGAAGCTGTTACAAGCGGTCTTGAACAGACCCGACTTGTCGGTGTGCATGTTGTACGAGCCGGTCTCCTGGTGGCCAACCAGGATGAAGTCGGCCAGCACCTGCATGAGCATCCAGGTGGCATACCGCTCGATGATCGCGTTGGTGTCGAACTGGCGGGTCCCGCCGGAGGTGAGCAGCTCGAACTCGTAGTCCGGGTTGCCGTCCTGGCCGCGGTCGGACGGGATGAGGATGCCATCCTGCTCGTCGCGCCGGATGTTCTTGACGAGCTTCTTCCAGGCATTGAGCTGTGCGAGCTCCTTCGAGCCAGGGCGCGCGTTGAGGATCTTGCTGGGCACCTTGCCCCTCGGCAGGCCGGCCAGGTCGCGCTCGACCCCGATGGCCTCGTACTCCTCGATCCGCTTCTTCATGTACCAGGCGCGGTAGGCCCGGCGGAACACCGAGAATCCCTCCGGGTTGCCGCGCGGCGCCTGCGGACGGAACAGCAGGCACTTCGCGTACGGCAGCGGGATCTGCTCATAGGTCGGCGCCGGCATCTGGACCATGCCCTTGACGTCGCCGTTCGGGTAGAAGATCCAGTGCAGCAACGACTCCTGCGAACGGATCGGCAGCCGGGCCAGCCCGACCAACCCGTCGTTGTACTTGCTGCGATGCAGGTTCTGGTTGCCCTCATTGGTGTACCAGGGGCCCAGGCGCTTCTTGAAGCACATCTCGTGCCACGACCAGCCGAACTGCAGGCAGGATAGTGCCTCCATGACGAAGTCCGACCAGCTGTGCGTCATGTCGTTCATGCACTGCTCGACGAACTCGGCGTTCTTGCGGTCGGCCGCGCTCGAGCTGGCAGGCTCGACGTTCCAGGTGACCTCGGCGATCAGGCGCTGCAGGGCGAACAGCAAGGCACCCGCGATCGGGTCGTTGTCGCCCATCTCGCGGAAGACCGCGACCGCCTTGCGCCCGCGCAGCGCTGGAAGGAACTCGTCGTCGACATAGCCGCTGGCCCGCCGCAGGCCGGTGCGGCCGACTTCCATGTTCCAGCCCCAGTTGGGGATGACCGTGTCATCCGCATCGTCAGCCGTGACCACCCCGCCGGGCTGAGAGAGCTGAGTGGGAGCCACCGCCATGTGCCTATCCTCCCAGCCCCGTCTGCTCGCCCGCTCAGACGCCGAGCGAGTAGGCGTAGTCTTCCTCGCCGACCTTCTCGACGTCGCCGACTCGCCGGGGAGCCTCCAGGCCATTGCCGCGGCCATTGCGCGGCGGGTCGAGGTGGCGCTGGTGCTTGGTAACCGGCGGTTCGGTTTGGGAGGTGTCGGCCGGTCCGGCGATGGCCGGCCGGTTTCGCACCACGTGGTTGAGCAGGCCCATCATCGCCACCTCGTCGGGCAGATGGAACTCTGAGGTCCGGCGCGAGTAGAGATCGCCCACCTGGGCGTACTTGTGCGCCAGGTACATGCTGGGGATCCGCGGAAAGCGCCAGACGTCCTTCTTCTCAACGTCGCTAACGTACTCGGTCAGCATCGCATCTCGCTTCTCGCCGGTCATTGTGAAGCCCTGCGCGGTCTCGATCACATAGTCGTCTACGGCGACACCCACGCCGGTGGAGTCATGGATGCCGGCGGCACGGTAGCGCTGCATCGCCTTGTTGAAGAAACCCACCATCTGCGGATAGGGCCGCCGGTTGACCCGGCAGTAGTACACGAGGTAGTGCGGCTTGACGTCGACGCGGGCCACCCCGATGACCGTGTAGTCCTTCTCTTTGGCCCAGTCAGCCGCAATCACATAGTCGGCACCACGCAGCGGGTTCTCGTAGATGAACTCCTCGAAGTCCTTGGCCTCCTTGCCGCGGATGTAACCGGCGATTTGCGGGGTCGACGGGTCATCGGGATCAAGGTGCTCAGGCAGATGCGGCAGCGAGAAGCAGGCGTCGACCGAGGCGGTGTCGAAGGCACGGTTGCCGATCGAGGGCTCATTGAGTTCGTACTCGACCTCCCACATGTTCTTGGGAATCGAATTGCGCTTCTCGTCGATATCCTCCTGGGCCAGCCAGCCGTCGCGCGGGTTGGCCGATTCGAGGAAGCACCAGCGATAGATCGGATAGCGCTTCTCCTCGGCCCGCTTCTGGATCTCGGTGAAGGTGCCCTGCGGGTTCTGCCAGGTCGAGCACATGACCGTGTACGGCACGATCAATCGGCGCAGATAGTTGCGCTGACGCATCGGCTGACCGAGGGCCGCGTCGAGGATCGCGAGCTCCATCTCGTCGATCTCATCCAGCAGGAGTCGGGGCGGGTGGGGTCCTCGGACGGTCTTCTGCGAGGCGGTGAGCGGACGGATCTCGGCCTTGTTGGTGTACTTGATCTTCGTGTTCGTCTGCTCGACGATCATGTAACTAGGAGCCTGCTCATAGTCCAGCATGTTGCCGACGTGCTCGTGGATATTCAGTGACTGCGCCAATGAGCCGCCCAGCAGGTTGACCTTCGCGCCGTGCAGTTCGGCATTGACGATCGCCAGCAGGCTGAGCATGAAGCTCTTGCCCGACAGGCCCCGACTGCCGTGCCAGAGCGCGATCGAGCTGATGGGGGATGTCGGATCGAGGCTGTTGCGCGCGAAGAAGGCATCGGCGAAGGCCCTGAACGGCGGGACGTGGTCTGGGCAGACCGGCGTGCGCGGGACTGTGACACCGAAGCGGAGTCGGACGTACCAGTACAACTCCTCTTCGGTGGTCGGCGGGCGGTCGACCGTGAAGGGCATCGCTACTTGGCAGGCGGGGGCACGGGGTTGTGCTGTAGGTCCGTGATGACCGCGACGCCGTCCTTACCGATATCTGCGTATTTCGGCTTGGCCGGTACTCCGAGCAGGACCCCTGCCTTGGGCCACTTGTGCTCGAGCAGCCGGACGAGCAGGTAGTAGCCCGCGCTGATCAGCGCCATCGCCAAAGCGGCCAGCGATGCCTGGGTGTGTGGCGTGATGACGACATGTCCGCGCTCTGCCGCGAAGGTCACGAGCCATGCGATACCGAGCATTACGTAGGTCCGGACGAACGCGATGACATAGTTCTGAATCATGCCTTCCGTCCCTTCTTGGGTCGGGTGGCCCGCCATGCGCGGCGGAAGCGGAAGTTGATCCCCATGAAGCGTCCCGACCACCGGTAGAACTCCTGGTAGCGGCCGGGGAACGCCGAGCCCTGCACCAGCTGGCAGCGCTCGCCCATCGTCCAGTGCTGCTTCGGGATGTAGGTCGTGGCGGGATGCCCGCGGTACCACTCCCGGCCCATCTGGTTGAGGAACAGCCGCACACCAGTGGGGATATCCATCAGCTCCGCAGGTGTTCCCCACCCATCCGGGCTGGACATGGTCGACTGCTCCATGGTGGCGGGGCTGACCGCGCGACCACCGTTGGCCGGGGTCCACGCGTAGCCGGTCTGCTGCTGGAACATGCCCATGCTCGCGTGGTC